ACTATTAGCACAGGCAAGAACATTTTTGCTCGTGCTACAGTAGCAGAGACTTTTGATCGTGAGTTTGCAATTTACGATTTGAACAGCCTTCTAGGCTTACTGACTCTCATGGAAGATACAGAAGTATCATTCGGTGATGAGTCTATTACAGTGTCTAAGGATCGTAGTTTGTTTGAATATTACTACGCTGATCCTGAAATCATTGTTGGCGCACCCGACAAGCAAATCGAAGTAGATGAGTTCTTTACTTTCGACCTCTCAGCAGATGATCTAAGCATGATTCAGAAAGCAGCAGGTATCACTGCTGCTCCTATGGTGAGTGTGATAGGTAATGGTAGTACTGCTACAATCACTGTAGGTGATCCTGCAACTCCCAAGAGCAATAGTTTCAAGCAAGTAATTACTGAGACTGATAAGACATTTGCAGCACACTTGCAAATAGAAAATCTTAAAGTTCTTCCTGGAGATTATCGTGTTATAATTTCTCAAAAGAAATTCATGCACATGATAAACACTAATTCTGATGTTAAATACTGGTTGGCATTACACCAATCCTCTGAGGTGTAATATGAATGACTTTCAATTGAACGTAAACATCAGAGAAGCAGTCAACGGTTGGTTAGTTGAATTTACAAAGGGAGATGACACAGTTGAGTATGTCTACTCCCGACCTGGACCTGCTATTAGTTTCGTAAAGAAAGTAATGACAGGAGATGTAGAAATTTTTGGAGATAGTGGTGAATAAATTTGTATGTGAGGAGTGTGGTGCAAAGATCATCGACACTCCCAAAGGTTATACGAAAGGTTGTGAACATTACCCAGTTGAGACAGTAGAAGAGGTAGCCCCAAAGCGGGGCCGCCATATTGTTTTAGACTTGAGTGATGATACTGCTGTCAAAGAAAAGTTTGGCGGCTAAATTATATATTATGAATGGTGTGAATAATGAAAGATCATTTTCTCTGGGTCGAGAAGTATCGGCCTCAAACTATCGAAGATTGTATCCTACCTGAAAAAACAAAAGCCACATTCAAAGAGTTCCTACAGAAAGGAGAAGTACCCAATCTTCTCCTTTGTGGTACTGCTGGCACAGGTAAGACTACAGTTGCACGAGCCTTGTGTGAAGAACTAGGTTGCGATTATATCGTTATCAATGGTTCAGATGAAGGTCGTCAAATCGATACCCTCCGAACAAAAATCAAAAGTTTCGCTAGTGCTATCTCATTCGAGAACAAAACTAAAGTTGTAATCATCGATGAGGCAGACTATCTCAATCGTGAATCAGTACAGCCTGCACTTCGAGCATTCATCGAAACATTCTCTGAGAACTGCCGATTCATCTTCACTTGTAACTACAAGCAAAAGATTATCGATCCTCTTCACAGTCGAACTACAGTCATTGAGTTTAGAACTGACAAGAAAGATCAGCCCGTACTTGCAAGTAAGTTTATGAAGCGCATGAAGTATGTTCTCGATGCTGAAGGTATTACATACAAGGACAAAGTTCTCGCTGAACTTTTGATGAAATACATTCCAGACTATCGCCGTGTACTCAATGAGATGCAGCGTTATAGCTCATCAGGCACTATCGATGAAGGCATTCTTAGTAATATTTCTGATATAAATACTAAAGACCTTATCTCTTCATTGAAAGAGAAAGATTGGAAGAAGATGCGTCAATGGGTTGCTAACAATGTTGATACTGACCCTCAAGGCATTTTCCGTTACATTTATGATTCGTTGCTTCCTGAGATAAAAACAATCCCTCAAATGGTTTTGTTGATTGCTGATTATCAATACAAGGCAGCATTCGTAGCAGATCAGGAAATTAATCTCACTGCTTGTCTAACTGAAATCATGGCAAGCATACAGTTTAAGGACTAATAGATGAAATGGCCAAGAAACGAAACTCAAATTAAAATCAGACTCATTTTCAAATCAGGACACACGCATGATATGTGGATTAAAGATTTGAAAATGACACCCGAGGGTAATTTAGAGTGGGAACATCTTGAGGACGACAACTCTTTACTTGAGTTTTCTCCCGATGAGATTGCTGCAATTATAAGAGTTGGTAGTAGGACTAAAACAGTCTGGGAATAAATTATGAGTTTTCTTGAAGAATTGGGACCTCCTATCGAAGTAGTCGATGAGAAATCTTTTGAAGTAAAAACTAAAAAGATAAGTCCGTTTGATTTTGCTAACAGTATCAGTTTCACAAAAGAGAATCTTATCGTAGACGAAGCTACAGAGAAGGAGTACAATCCTTTCATTGTGAATCGTGCGCTAGGATTTTCTGCTGATACTACTATTCCTGCAAACGAAATGAACTCTCGTCCACACATAGACAGTAAGATGCAGTATGACTTTCTATGTGCGGTCGTTCGCAAAAGTAAACGATACAACAAATGGATCAAATCTGAAGAAGAAAACTTAGATGCAGTCCAAGAATATTTTGGTTATAGTTTCAATAAAGCGAAAGAAGCCTTGAGAATTCTATCTGATGACGATGTTACAAGAATCAAATATAAGATAACTAGATCAAAGGGCGGCAATCTGTAAAGTTATAAATACATTCAGTTGTAATTATAATAATAAGGTAGATTGAAATGACTGACCAAGATGATTTCTTTAACATTGATTATGAAGGTTATGCTCCTTTGGAAATCCTGTTAGAAGATCCTGAAAACTTTTTAAAAATTAAAGAGACTCTTTCTCGTATAGGAGTGGCGTCAAAAAAGGACAATACTTTATATCAGTCCTGCCATATCTTACACAAACAAGGTAGATATTTCATTACGCATTTTAAAGAGCTGTTTGCTCTTGATGGTAAAGAAGCAGATTTTACTGAAAATGATATCGCTAGAAGAAATACGATAGGTAAGCTCCTACAAGAGTGGGGCTTAGTTAAAATTAAAAATGATGTTGATTTAATAACTTGTCCTATGAGTCAAGTTAAGATTATTTCATACAAAGATAAAAAAGAATGGAATCTAGTTCCTAAGTACAACATAGGTAAGAAGCGATAGATTATGCTTAACAATAAGCGAGTGTTCCCCTACTTATTGCTTTTAGGACAAGTAGTGGCGATACTTTCAACGAGTTTAATGCTCAATGCTACACCATGGCAATGGGCAATAACTCTTGGCGTTTATTGTTGTATGATGATTAGTGTGACTATAGGATACCATCGTCTAGCATCCCATCGTGCCTTCAATTGTCCTTCTTGGCTTAGAAACATACTTCTCTTTTTTGCCGGCATTCCATTCTATGGACCTGCTATGGTATGGGTAGCGAATCATCGTGAGCACCATAGATACTCTGACACAGACAAAGATCCTCACAGTCCTCACTTTAAAGGCTGGTTCAGAAGCTACTTTCTACAAGTGTTAGCTCCAATACAATTGAAGTATGTACGAGATTTATTAAGACAGGATGCCTACAGAAAGCAGACAAAGTATTATTGGCACATCATAGCAGTGTATGCAGGTATTTTATATTTAATAGATCCGTTTGCTGTTGTATATGCTTATCTAGCACCTGCAGGATTCAGTAAACTCATAGGAAGTTTTGTGTTCAGTTACTCACACAGAAACAGAGTAGCAAACGATGACTTCTGGTTAGGTATGCTAACTTTTGGCGAAGGTTTTCACAAACTGCATCACGAAAAAGCAGCTATACACAGATGGCATAAGTATGATGTAGGTGGAATGTTAATAGAAACTATTGACAACACAAAAAAAGTTTAGTATTATAGTTAAATGATGTATAAATAACAATGCTGATGGCAAGTCGTCAGTGAAGTCCACCTAGTCTATAGTAAGGATAGAGCGGGCTTGTTATTGGCACCATCCGAGACGCCGAAAGGGTCTCACACATAAAACTCGCTTAATAGGAGAAGCAAAATGGTAACTCGTAAGTTTAATGTGGCCGACATGGCCGAAATTTTAGACAATGTTCGTCCATTCACAGTGGGCTTTGATAGAATGTTCAATAACTTGGAAAATGTTTCCGAGATCGCAAGCAACTATCCCCCATACAACATTGTCAAAACAAGCGATGAAGAGTTTGTCATCGAGATTGCGGCTGCTGGTTTTACAAAGGATGAATTCAACATCCATGTAGTTCCTGAAGGCAAGAAACTCGTTGTACAAGGTGTTCAAGATCGTGGAGAAGACAAAAAAGAATACTATCACAAAGGAATTGCAGCACGAAACTTCACACGAACTTTCGCATTGATGGAAGATGTGGAAGTAACAGGTGCAGACTTCGTTGATGGTATGTTGAATATTTCTCTTGTAAGGATTATACCTGAAGAGAAGAAACCCAAAGAGATTAAAGTGAAATAAAATAGGATATTATTATGGCCGATGTACAAATTATTAAACTCTCTTCAGGCGAAGACATCATTGGTTCTGTTACCGAAGTAAATCTCGAAGGCGGAAAGATGATTCAAGTTGAAAAGCCCTGTTATATTATGATGAGACCAAAGCCTGAGAACGAATACGAATTTGTACTCGGCCTCACTCCTTTTGCTCCCTATGCAAAAGATCACGTAGTACCTATCATGCCGATGCATGTCGTCTCTGTATTTTCACCCAACACAGATTTGCTCAATGAATACAATCGTAGATTCGGTAGTGGTCTAGTAGTACCAGACGATAACATTGCAAAGCCTGCCCCTAAACAAATCATTACAGGATAGATTATGTACGAATACAGAGCAACAATAGTTAAAGTAGTAGACGGTGACACTGTAGACGTTGACATCGATCTAGGGTTCGGTGTATGGTTGAAAGATGAGCGTGTACGCATCATGGGCATCGATACACCAGAGTCACGCACTCGTGACAAGGTAGAAAAGAAGTTTGGTCTAGCTGCTAAAGCTAGATTGAAGTCCCTGCTAGGCAAGACAGCGGTGCTAAAGACGAGAGTAGCAAAAGACGGCGAGGACATGAAAGGTAAGTTCGGTCGTATCTTAGGTGACTTCGAAGTCTACTATGCAGCAGAAGACCGATACTGCCTAGCCGG